AAAACGGTCTACGGGGTAGAAACTGTCTACCCAGTTTGCAACGACGCGCACACCTTTGCGCGCATCGCAGGAACCAAAACGCTAACACTTGAAACGATCAGCAATGTGAAGCGTCTGGGTTACAGCGTGGCCTTGCAAAACCAATCGAAGCTTGCACAAGCGTTGGGGGCATAAGCATGAGTCCGACAATCAAAATAATTATTGCGGGTTATTTGTTGGTTTGCGCACTCATGTTCGTGGGTTTTAGCGCGGCGGGGCAGCACGCAGGAATACTTACCTTTGGCATCGGCGGATTTTTGGGCTTGGCAGTCTACGCCATGATTTGGGACATCCGCCGACAATTTCATAAGAGAGGTGGTAAATAATGCGCTTCCAACTAGTCAAAAAATCTAGCAACGCCAAAATAGGGCCGATCCCTGCAACTAATAGCGCACGCGCAACATGCCCTCCAGCTTGCCCGTTAGCGGGTGCCGGTGGCTGCTATGCTGAGGCGGGTTTTCATACCCGTTTAAATTGGGACAAACTCGACGCAGGTGAACGCGGCAAAGAATGGCGAGAATTCGTGGCGGATATCGCGGCGCTGCCCGATGGCACGTTATGGCGGCACAACGTCAGCGGCGACCTACCACCCATCGCGCCTGACCAGCTAGACCAATCAAAAGTATCTGAATTGGTTTCAGCTAATAAAGGCAAGCGCGGGTTCACCTACACCCATTACCCAATGAGCCGCGTTAACTCGCGCATTGTCCGCACGGCTAACGACAGCGGGTTCACGATTAACGCCAGCGCAAACACTGAGGCGCAAGCCATAGACTACGCCAATCGCGGTTTGCCAACGGTAGCCATTATCAGCAAGCAAGAACGTGGTGAAAACTGGCACGGGTTTGAGCGCAGCGGAGTGCGATTCGTGCAATGCCCCGCTGAATACAAAGAGGGCGTTACTTGTAAGTCTTGCAAACTTTGCAGTCATGCAAAGCGTAAGACGGTTGTGGGTTTCACGGTTCACGGTACACGCGCAAAGAGCGCCGACATAATAGCGAGGGGTTAAGCAATGAACATATCACCCAACACCAAAGCAAAGCAGTTACACGATACCGGTTTGCGCCTTCGTTTCGTTCGTCGAGGGATTCAGCATCTCCACCAAATGCCCAACAAAAACGAATGTCACATTAAGCAGCTTCAAAAACTAGTGAACGAGTATTCAATTCTCACATCTAACCAAGGGGTTCAAAATGACCGATAACCGACAAAAATACATCGACAAGGTGCGCAAGTTGTTAAGCATGGCGCAGCACAACGCCAGCAATGAAAACGAAGCGGCAACCGCTTTACGTCAAGCAGAGTCTTTGATGCGCCGTTATGACATAGCTCACTCAGAGTTAGAGGCGAGCAAGCTTAAAGCAGACGATATGATGCGCGGCGACACCAACGAAAGCCGTAATAGTTTATGGGTCTGGTACTTAGCGTGGGCGGCGGCGAACGTTACCGACACCAAGCCTACCAAGCGTAAAGGGCTAGTGCAATTTGTCGGGGTTACTGAAGATGTTCAAATTGCGTTGATGTTTTTCGACTACTTAACAAACGTAGTCGAGCGATTAGCCAAAAACTACGCGGGAACCCGTTCGGAACGAAACGCTTTCAAGATGGGCGCGGTAATGGGCATCGGCGGCTCCGCTAGAAAAATTCAACAAGAACGGCGCGAAGCTTTTGCGCAAGCGAACACCACCGGCACCGATCTAGTTGAAGCCAAGGGCGCTCTAATAGAAAGCACCTTCAACCTACGCTACGGCAAAGCCAAGCCCGTTACCGTTTCCAGTGTTGCCAGTTACCGCGCAGGGTTGGCAGCGGGTAAGAAGGTGTCTCTAACCTCCCAAATCGGCGGCACCAGCCGCTCCGCTATCCGATAACCGAAAGCGGTAGCGTCGAGCGCACCTCTTAGATGGTGCGTTCCGCGATGCCGCTCCGGTGTCACCTAAAATTCAAGGATTGATAAATGGAAAAACTAATACCACCGATTTATAAAACGTTAACCAAAACCATGATAGAAAAAAATAACCCCGATTGCTGGGCAGAACTAGCAACGTTTGCCCGTTTGTTTGGTGTCGATTTCAACGCGCTAGAAAACGGGCAGCGTGTCGAGTTGCCGCTGGCGTTTACCGATGGCAGCGAGAGCGTTATCCGCTTCTATCGTGTAACGGGTAAAGGTGGGCGCAAAGATAAGCGTTACAGCATCCCAGCGGCGGACTTACGCGCTCAGGCCAGCGTAGGGGATACAATCGCTTTCACCTTCAAGACCGACAAAGAAGGCCAAGCTATGATTTGTGCTAATGTCACCCGCCAACCTGATTTTACTTATTTAGTAAATGAGAATTTAAACGTTACCAATTTGGAGGTAAAAAGATGAACACGGAACGAATAGAGGATTACCGCGAAGCGTTGCTATCAATTACAGCACTCGCGCAAGATGGGATAGAACCTCACGAAGCGATTGCGGTAGGTATTCAATTCTTCGCGAAGATGGCCTTTGATATGGCCCCCAACGAAGAAACCGCTAACGAAGTTATTTCTCTAGGAATCAGTTTCGCTCTAGAAGATTCGCGGGGTGAGAAGTAATGCAAAGCTTTGTGAAAATGAGACGATATTATCACGGGTGGCTGGTGACCTATCCCAGCGAATTTACCAATTGGGATTGCCGAACTTATCGTGAGGAATTTTTCGAGTCTCATATTGGTGGCGAATCGGCATTTAGTAAAGCGCAGCTTTTCGTGCGGGAAACCAAAGAGGAAATGAGAAAAGCAGAGGAAAGAGAGTTAGAAAGTCTTTTGTAGGCCATAAATGGGCAAGGCACGGGTTGGAGCGGTTTAGGCACGGGTTGGTTTTCGCTAACCCGTGCCTTTTTTTTGCTTATAAATCAATGAGTTAGGTCACTAGGCACGGGTGGCACGGGTGGCACGGGTTAAATTCCGGTTTGCTGGGGGGGCGGGTGCGCGCGTGCAAGCACGGGGCCAATGGGCACGGCGGAACGGATAAAAGTACTACTCTTATATTATTCTCTTAAAATAAAGAGTAATAACCTGTGCCGCCCGTTCCTAACCTGCAAAGCCGCAACGCAGCGGGATTCCTTGGCACAGGTTGCGAAAATCCAACCCGTGCCCTACCCGTGCCTTTTGGCCTAACCCGTGCCTACCGTAAAAAATGATCGGGTTCCGCGTGCCTTTGGCTAGGCACAGGTTCGCACGCCTTCAACCCGTGCCTACCCTGTGCCTTTTGGCCTAACCCGTGCCTACCTGCAAAAAGCAGTTTCTCACCAGTTTTTTCTGGCAAATTTGCTTCAGAGGTGTTTTGGGGTCGGTTTTGAAAACCAAACCTGAAAGGTCAAAAATCTTGAACGGTTTTGATATTAATGTTTGATTTCAAAAAAAAAACCCCTCTGAGTAGAGGGGCTAAGTGGTGGTGGGGGTCAAACGCGAGAGAGATATCACCTCCTTACGAGCTTTGATGCTGTTTCTTTATTTTGCCTATCTGGCTCTGATAAGCAAACGTCTTCGCAATCTGATCCCTGGTCAACATCCCCCGCTCACGCTTGTACATCGTGGAGTCAGCGACTTGTATCTCTCCACCCTCATCGAGAAACTTCTGAACCGCATCAGCAGTTTTTCGCCTTTCAGCTTCTCTCTTTGGATTAGTAGATGGCCTCAATGTAAAGTCTCCTCAATCTCTAAAAAATCGACTTCCCACCGGCAGCAGGTTGACCAATATTCGTAAGTCCATCTCTCCACCCGCTGATCCCCATACGGTTCCATGTCTATGCAGATTTCCTCAATAACGTCACAAAGTTTGTGGCACTTGCAGCACCTAAAATCTGTCACTGCACACCTCCCCTATTCCTAAGTAGTCGGCATGAAGACCGTCCGCCAAGCGAGAGCAGTAGGCAGATTGTGAAGCCAGTGCGTCTTCATAATCCCGCTCCCCCACAAACCCTAAGAGAGCGAAAAATAGAGCCGCTAAAACGGCGCTTGTCGCTACGTTCATAATTACTCCTTAAAACCTTCCCAGCGTTCACGGAAAGTGTCTTTAATTTTGGTTACGGTGCTGGGTGCAATACCTAGCTTTCGTGCTATTTGTTTTGCGCTATCACCTTTTCGGGTGTCACCGACAATCGTGCTTACGATTTCTTCGTTTTGGTCGAGCCTCAAAGCAGTCGATCCGTTAGTGCTTGGACCGTTGAAAATTCGCAGCAAACGCCCATCGATAACGACCCTCGTTGCTTGGTAAAACATATCACTCATTGTTGTATACACCACTTTTGGTTGAAATAAAATGTAGCAGTTGAGCAGATTGATGGCACATATGATGTTTCGGGGGCTGCCATCGCTCATCTACTCTGTTTCTCGTCGCAGGAAACCAGCTTATTCAAAGCTTTTTTTGCGCACAAACTGACGCTGCTACTCGCCTGTTGAGGAGGTGTGCCCCCTAATCTGTGTTGTCCAGATGGAATTTTATTTTCACGCCGTCTGTGTAAACGTTGGCCTCATCATAATCGTGCTTGACGTTTTTAGGGGCATAGTTTAACCATTCGGTGAAAGTGCTACCTTGTTTCAAATCATTACTGCGGTAGGCTGCGCTCAAAGTTTGGGCAACTACCGCCACACTCTTATCTCTGTGGCAAAACGATTCATCAAAATCAGTTTCGTGGGTGAAAGGCGAGTCGCAGTCTTGAACGACAATACGATCTCGGAAAATATTCAGCAGGTCGCTAATATCTTCTATAGTGAGTTGCGCGGATAAGTCCCAAATATCTTCAGCTTTGAACTTAAGCTGACGAAGACTATTTAATTCTTCACGCTGCCACCGGTAGGTGTTTTCTCTGTCAAAAGCGGCGGCAGTGATTTCCTGCCTCTCGTTTCGATCCTTAATTAGTTGATCCTTCTCCTTTTGCAGTTCGTTTACTTCTTTCAATCGTTTCCGCGCTACTTTCTTCAAAGTGACTATCTGCGTAGCCTTACTCACATATGGCACATCATCCTCCTTAGAAAAACCATAATAGCTTTATCGCTTAAAACGGAATCTAACAACAGGAAGTTAACTTATCAACCTTTTGACTGTATTTTTTTTAAAAAAAACACGTTACCGCATTACGTTCTTATCGACGATGTTGTGGCACCACCAAAAAAGATCGTGCTCATCCATGTCATGTTTTATTAGATTTACGCGCAAACATACAAGCTGTACATTGCGCGGAGCAAAAATATAACCCTTATCTTGATCTATTCGGTCAAGAGACACGTTCATGTCTTTGCCCTTGCGCCCCTTGCCATCCTTAGCTGCTTGCATCCTCACACCGGACAACGCGCAACGCCCGTCCTGCTCTTGCCAGATCTGCATTACCTGATCGATATTTATATTCCAATCTAGGCCACGCTTCTTCGCACCGTGTTTGGCTTTCGCCACGGTGTTCCGTAGGTAGTCCCGTGGCCTGTTATTTTGGGTGCGGAACTCAGCTTGAGTTCTGCATTTTCGACATGTGTTTTCAATGGAACCGTCTGGACGCTTGTAGAACAGACTGTTTTGCTTGTCCTCCCCACAGACAACGCAAATTTTTGATTTCATTGCTCAATTATACTAAAACGGGACTGAATCGTCGCCCCAGTTGCTTGGGTCTAATGGGTCCAACCTATCGTCTTCCGTCCACTCAACGCTTATGCCCAGATACTCCTGAAAGCTTTTCCGCGCTTTCTTTAAAGTTTCTAACTGCACCGCCCTGAACCGTGCGCCTCCCGCTCTTTTATGAACCTCTTCGGTGTAGATGCCGGTCTTTCTCAGCGCCTTCCAGAAACTGTTCTCGCGGGTTATGGCCTCGTAGCGTCCCTTCACGCTTGAAGTGTAGATGGCGTACAACTGTGTCTTGCTCACCTCCTCACCGAACTGAAGCGATTCTCCAGCAATTTTATGCTCTCTGAATTCTGCGTTCTGCAAACTGGCTAACAAAAACGCATCTACCCCGCTTAGGTTTTCCAACTTCTGTTCGTCCAGGGCAGCAGTCTGCGGTGCCTTTCGCACGTTAACTGACGATAGATCAAAGTGCTTGAGGTAATAAAGCAGAGCAGAGCCGCCACCATTGTGAAACCAAGAATCTAAAGACTCGAAATATTTGCTGTCTTCTTTGCGGCAGTCGCTGATATCAAAAACTGCAAACCTTCTCTCATCCAGCGTGGCGGGCACAACGAAGTCATCGTTACTGGTGAAAACGATCCGCGTGTAGTTAGGTGCCATGTACCCATCAACGCCTTTCTTTTCTACGAAAATCTGGCTGGCAGTCAGCAAGTCTTTTAGCGCCGACTCCGCAGCCTTGGCACCGGCCCAGTACGCCTCTTCGCCTACCAGCAGCAACGTCTCTTGGAGGTGCTTGTTAAAGTTGCCGGTGATGTGTTCAGCCTTACTGGCACTTGTGAAGTGGCTTTTAACAAGCCAGCCCAGCAGTTCGGCAAATTTAGTCTTGCCTGTGCCTTTTAAGCCTCTAAGCACTAAACCTATACCGATTTTCACTTGTGGCTGCTGAACCATCTGAGCGCACCATGCGATAATCCAGTTCGCATTTGCGACATTCCCGTCCGCAATAACGTACGTTATAAAGTCGAGCCAAGGCTGCACATCTCCCTGTACAGGATCGACCGACCACCCGCGCCACAGGTTGTATTGATTTACTGACTCGCCGTCAGGGCTGAACGCCAGACCGGCTGCGTATGTCTTGCGTTCCTCATGCTCAAGCCACATATCGACCAGATTGACTAACCTTGGCGTTTTGCCCTCATAGCTCATAACCCGTTGATTTTGAAACTCTTTTCTTACGTCCTCCAAGCCGTACAGGACTGTCCGATCTTGGAATATGTCATCTCGCACCACCCGTGCATGGCCTTCAACCAGCACCAGCGACCAGTTCTCCAGCATATGCGGTAAAACCCCCTCGACCTTTTCCCGCATGAACTCTTCGGCCTCTTCTTTCTTAGCGAGGGATGCCACATACGCCAGAGTGACAGGCACCTTCCCGCTGCTGTCGAAACTGTTCCAACGCTTTTCGCACTCTCCGTCTTTGAACTTCTCACCATCAGCAGACCACTCAGCCCAAAGCTGTAGTCCTTCGTCATCGCCGTTGAAGTGGTGGTGTAGCGCCATTCCGACTCGGAACCAGTGATCGTGATCGATGTCTGGATCAACCTTCGCAAGCATCTCGCTCACATCTTCGACTTCTGCTTCAAACTTAGGACGCAGAGCAAGCAATTCGTCGTACTCACTGAGGTTGCTGTCCATACCTTTACGGCTTTCCTGCCAACCGGCCTCGCGTGCCTTGCGCTCAAAGAACTCTACGAACCTCCGCGCCATGTCTTCGGTCAATTCTGGAAGTTCATCGTGATTCACACTATCTAAGCTGGCGTATGACTTTAGCCAACGGTATGGCTTCTGTGTATCTGGATGCACTCCGAAGGCGACAAACTGCTGACCGTCACCTAACACCTCGACGGCGTGCTTGTTGCCTTCTTGACATTCAAACTCAGCGGACTTGATCTTCTTACGCGGATCGCCTCTGTAGGCAAACAACATCTTCGGCTGGTTGCCGATGCGTGCTGCGGCTATACCCACGTTCTCCTCAAGCCACTTAGCGCACAACTTCACTAAACTTACGTTTCGGCAATCGACATCAACAGCAATTGTGGTTTTGCACAGCACGCCGATGCCGCTCTCTGGAAACTCTTGCGACCAACGCGCTAAATCCTCATGCGTTGCGTTAGCTTTTTGCCACTCGTCTATGCACGGAAACTTCTTACCTTTTTTTATAGGGATGACTTTATAGCCACGGTCTATTAACCGCGTTCCTATTTCTTCCAACATAACTCCCCCTTTAAACTAAATCTTGCCGGTCATTTGTTCGCAATGATCAACGCATTCACGGCATCTCTCTCCAGCCATTTCAAAAAGAGCAGCAAGAAACAGGAAAATGATTTCAAAAACTTTGACTGTGTAACCCAGCATTTTATATAGGTAATGTTTCATAGCCCTTTCTTCCACTCAGTAGCTAACTGTTCGGTTGAGGCGACTAGATCAGGACACAAAGACTGCCATGTCACCTCTCCCTTAGTAAGAAGTTCAATTTGGCAAGCCCTAGACGCTGGCAACACGCCACTTGTGCGCCACTTACTGATTGCTTGCTTCGTTACGTCTAGCCGTCCAGCGAGTCTATTAAAAGAATCGTTAGCTAAAAGATGACAAGCAAAGTCTAGTTGCTCGATGGCTTTTCTTCGATTCGGATCACTTTGATAACGCATTTCGCACAATCTCCTTTTAGTTGCGATTTCATGTTGACAAGATAAACGAGGGCAAATACGCTTTGCAACCTGAATTATCACTTTCAACATTTGGTTGATATTTTAATGGAGCGTTTATGCAGCAACTTGATTTAGAACTAGACGGCCCTGCCCATGCTGAGTTGAGCGCAAGCTCTGCGCACCGTTGGATAGCCTGCCCTGCAAGCGTTCAAGCAAGCAGAGGGATGCCTGACAGTTCTGGTCCCGCAGCCGCTGAAGGGACAGCCGCTCACGAACTTGCGGAGCGTTGCTTGCTTACCAACTCACAGCCCCACGATTTTCTAGGCGAAACCTTTAATGGTTACACAGTTAACAAAGAGATGGCGGACGGCGTGCAAGGTTACGTCGATTTCTGCCGTGCGCTGCCACAGAGCAGAAGCTACATCGAGCAGCGATTAGATTTTTCTATGTGGGTACCTGACGGGTTCGGAACGGCAGATTTTGTGTCGATACAAGAAGGCGAAGCGTGGGTAGTCGATCTCAAATTTGGGCGCAACATAGTTTACGCGGACTGTGACCAGTTAAAAGTTTACGCGCTCGGCGTAATAAGCGCGTTTGGTTTCGATGCTCAGATCGATATTGTAAACATGACGATTGTGCAGCCCCGCCTCCACCACACAGACACCCACACAATGCGCCACACAGAGTTGCTGAAGTGGGCAAAGGATGTGCTACAACCTGCCGCCGCCGCCGCTCTAGGCGACAACCCCGAATTTAATGTTGGCGAGAGCCAATGCCGGTTCTGCAAAGCCGCGCCAACGTGTAGAGCGATAGCAAACCACAACATGGAATTGCTTGAAGCTGCCATCGATGAGCCGGTCACACCGCCCACGCCTGAAACATTAACTGTTGAAGAAATCTCAAAGCTGCTGCCAGAGCTTGGACTAATAAAATCTTGGTGCGACAAAGTTGCGGCCCACGCATCCGAACTGGCGCGGGACGGTCACGAGATCGCTGGCTACAAGCTTGTCGAATCACGAACAAACAGACGCTGGTCGGACGATCAAGAAGCTATTCGTGTGATGCAGCGACTAACGAATGAGCCGGTGTACTCGGCTAAACCAATTTCGCCAACCCAAGCCATTGGCTTGCTTGGAGCGAAATGCGATGACGTAAATTCGATCATCGTCAAACCAGCGGGAAAACCAACACTCGTTCCTGTATCAGATAAGAGACAGGCAATAAGTAAACCGGCAGATCTGCTAGATAAATTGGACTAATAGGTAATAGAAATGGATAAGACAGTTGTTTTGAAAAACGTGCGTTTGTCATTTGCAGACATTTGGCAACCAAAAGCGTTCAACCCAGGCTCACCGCTAAAATACTCTTGCAACTTTTTAATAGATAAAGAGACACAAGGTGATCAAATTAAAGCGTTAGAAAAGAAAATGTCAGAATTGGCCTTGGACTTTTTTAACGGCAAACCGCCCAAGGGCATCAAGCGGTGCTTGGGCGATGGCGAAGAAAAATCCTACGAAGGCTACGAAGGCCAGATGTTTCTCAGCGCAAGCACTGTCAGAAAACCAGAAATTATTGACCGCGACAAAATGGAGTTGGTGGAGCTAGATGACAAACCCTACTCCGGTTGCTACGTCAACGCAGTCATAGGTCTGTGGGTTCAAGATAACCAATACGGCAAGCGCGTAAACGCCAATCTGGACCTGATTCAGTTTGTCAAAGAAGGTGATCGGTTTGGCGGTGGCGGCGGTAGCAAAGCGAACCTGTTGGATGACATCGAAGACGAATCCGCTGCGGATGTTGTTGCTGAAGTACAGGACTCGTTTTTCGAGTGATCATCTCAATCGACTTTGAAACTTACAGCGAGTCTGACATTCGCTCCGCTGGCGCTTACGCCTATGCAGATCACCCAAGTACGGAAGTGATCTGCTTGGCTTGGCGCGTCAACGAGGAACCCCCAGAGCTTTGGCTTTGGGGAGATCCGCTTCCCATTCAGCTTTTTAATTACATAGAGAAAGGCGCTCAGATTTGGGCATGGAACAGTTTTTTTGAGATGTGTATTTGGAATTTAGTCTTAGATTGGCCTCGCATACCCTTCGGGCAGTGGAATGACACCGCAGCCCTTAGCTCTGTACAGGCTTATCCCCGTGCGCTGGGTAACTGTGGCACGTTTTTGGGGTTGGAAGGTGACCAAGCTAAAGATAAGCGCGGCAAGCTGCTAATCCAGCGGTTGTGTAAACCACAAAAAATAAGGGCCAAGCGTGCGAAATAGAGATCCAGAACTGCTTAAAGAAATGTACGACTACTGTGAGCAGGACGTTGTCGCAGAGAGCGAGATACGAAAACGTCTGCGCGATCTACGCGGGACTGAGCGCCAAGTATGGGAGCTAGACCAAAAGATTAACTGGCGAGGCGTGCGATTAGATAAAGAGAACATTGAACATGCGTTAGCGATAATCGCTGACGTAGAGCAAATGCTGAACGCCGAAGTTTTTCAGATTACTGATGGCGAAATGTCATCAACCAGTAGCCGCGCAAAGTCTTTGGATTGGATTAACCGCCAAGGTGTGTCGATGGATAGCTACGACAAAGCTGCCGTTGTTTGTGCCTTAGAAGGTGTTTGCCCACCAAAAGTTGAGCGATTCCTGCAAATCAGACAGGCGCTGTCGC